TCCAGCTGTCAAGCGAGAAGGCCTATGTCGAAGTCCCCTGGACTGATACCGTGTACACCCATCCGACCTATACTGCAACGACCATCGCCGCAGGGGCAGGAAAGGTGCTGTCGGCAATCACTGTCGACTCCCTGGGACACGTGAGCAGCGTCGCATCGAAGACGCTGGCCGCTGGTGACATCCCGGATCTCTCCAGCAGCTACCTGCCGATATCGGGCGGCACGCTGACTGGCGACCTCCGCATCCAGAGCGGCAACTACGGTCGGTCCATCTTCTTCGGCGATGGCAGCTATGTCTACCTGAATGAGGACACGGACGACCATCTGAAGATCTATGCGAACAAGGGCATCGAACTGCTGACCGGGAACAGCTACGGCATCACGGTGGATAACAACCTCACACTCGATTCGAGCAGGTCGCTGACGCTGGGCAGCGGCGTGCTGACTTGGGACAGCACGCACAACGCGTGGAAGCTGACAGGGAACCTGTACGCGACCGGCTTCATCTCTGCCGGAGGCGTAAGCTAAAACGATAAGACTATGGCACACAGCAATGGAAGAATAAAGGCAGGAGCCAATTTCGAGGACGACATCGCGTACGTCCTCGGTGTCGTTTCCGGGGATATCGGCAAGCTATGCCGCCACGCGAATAACAACAAGTATTCATTCTACAAGCCAATGGCTGGTGATGGAGCCAGTAAGGGGTATGTGACGGCCGCTGAGCGAAAGACGAACTTCCAGTCTCTGATCCCGGAGGATCTTGCGTCGCTCAGATCCACGGCAACCTTCGCAACGGTGCCGACGCCCGTGGCGTGGGGATATAAGTCGAGGGTCGGATTCATGGCCAGGTCGTACGACTATCTGAAGATCGACACCGACCTGTCGCAGATCGCCAGCGACTGGGGCTATGATGCCAACGCGCAGTCGCCGATGCAGCTGAACGCCGACGTAACTGTGACTATCGCCACGACGGCAACTGGCGGCACGCTGCTGTGCCCGACGTTCAAGTACAACGAGCAGTCGGTAAATGCTTACGGAACCGCTAACATCGCGCTGTACTTGCGCGACCTGGTGTTCAGGATGTACGGGAACCGGGAGAACATTTCCGCGTGGAAGCTGCCGAGCTCGTACGATGACATCTTCAACGCCAACGGTGCGCTGACGACCGGCGTGTGGAGGTTCGCAATCGGGCTGGCCGTGCTGACTTCCGCCAGCGGTCCGTACAAGTGGCTGATCATCTCCAGCGTGCAGCCGTTGTCCGTCCCCTTCGTGGATTCGAACTTCGGGACGACGATGTACGATAAGATGATCAACCCGTCCGCCTGCCAGACGGTGGCCAACGCCATCAAATATGCCGTCAGGAACTATGGGCAGACGGTGATTCCGTGCATCCCCTTCCTTGCTTGCAATCTGAAGTATTACGCCGACGGGACGACGAACCCCGGCTGGAGGTTCACGGGTGGAAGCTACGAGAGGGCCATCACCTTCCCGAATGCCGACAAGTTCAATCTGACGCCGACCGGCTTTGCCACTTCGATCGCCGTGACGTATGTGAGTTTCCGTGTGGCGTACACGAACTCAAACAGTGCCTCACAGAATATCTCCGGGCTGACCTGGTACCAGGGGCAGATGCAGGCACACCAGGGACAGGTGTATATGTTCATTACACTGCCGAGGCCCGGCGACTACAGTTACTGCATCATGGAACTGACGTTCAAGATCCGGACGCATTTCGGGCAGACGAGCAATGTGGTGGCCGGGATGCTGATCGGCAGCGGTGGAAGTGCCGGGCAGCTGTATGACAACAGCGACCAGGCTCTGAGCAATATCAGCGGGGAGTGGATCGATACAGACCACACATACAAGGTCCGGTGCATGGGGGCGAGCCTCTACACTCTGATGAAAACCGCGCCTGACAGTGCGTTCAACCCGTCGATTGTCGATACCGAGGGCTTCGACATGTACTTTGACAACACCCAGCTTGCGGCCCGCCAGCACAAGATGGACGCCGGCACAGCCATCTTATTGCAAACATCTTAAAACAAAACCGATATGACAAACAAGACACGAATCCAAATGGGCATTAAAGTGCTGGCCCTGTTCCTTTGGGCAATCGCAATCATCGCCACCTGCGCCGGGCTGTGGAACGCAGCCACCGAGACGAAGCAGGTGGGTGGCTTCTACATCTTCGCCTCGATAGTGGCGTTCATCATCAACGGCCTGGCAATCTATGTCCGCGCCCGGAGCATCGCAAAGGAGTACGAGGCCGACAAGGAGGAGGGAAGACGATGAAACGGCGCGAGATGGGTGCGGCGCTGATCGCTATGCGGTCCGTCAAGGTGCAGAGGCTCGAGAACAAGGAACTGCGGTCGCAGTTCATCCGGGTGCATCTGAAACTGCTCGAGGAGCAGAAGAAGTACGACGCGGAACTGGAGGACCGGAGGATCGTCTTCCTGGCGGCGTGGGGCGAGGAGCAGAGCGCGGTGATCCGACTCGAGGGAATGATGAACGCCGAGCCGGATCTTGTCAAGAAGCGGGATATCGCCACGGAGATCGAGACGCACCGCGATTACCTGGATGCCGTGAAGGAGTTCAACGAAACCACGGACGAGATGGGGCGCGAGGAGATGGTGGTCGAGAGCTTCGACATGGCCGAGTTTATTTCCGACTACGAAAAACAAGGGTACGACCCCGCGGTCATCGAGGGGCTGTTCCCGCTATTTGCTGAGTGATGGCAACACAAGAGACGATTACGCTGAGAAAGGTGCGCCAGGGGTCGGATATACGGCTCCGGGCGAAGCTGACCGACAACGGCGTCGGTGTGGACTGGTCTGGGCTGGAAGAAATCAAAGCCCTGATCCTGTCGGACGAGCAGCGGGTCATAGCGGGCCCGTGCGCCGTCGAAATCGACCCGAATGATAACTTGATTCTCGTGTGCGACTTCGGGGCAGATCAGCCCCAATACGAGGGCATAAACAGCCTCGTAGTGCGCTGCGAATATCACGACCGGAAGAAGACGTACGACCGAAAGGCTTTCGTGATTGTCCCGAGGGACGAGGATCTCGAAGGCGAGGAGGTTGTGCTCGTGGATCCGGTGCTCGATGTGGAACTGACCGTCGAGGAGGTATCGACGTCGCTGCTGGACCGGGCCATCGATGCGGCCTTTGCTGCCGCCGAGGCCGCGCTGGAAGCTGCCGGAAGAAGTCCGTTCATCGGCGAGAACGGCCACTGGTACGTTTGGAGCATCGAGGCTGGGGAGTATGTGGACAGCGACGTGGATGCGACCGGCCCGGAGGGACGGCCAGGAAGGGATGGCCAGGACGGAAGGGATGGCCAGGACGGACGCGATGGCGGGATCCTGTTCCCCACGTTCAGCGTCGACGCAGCGATGCACCTTCAGATGGACACGCACGAAGACACTGGGGCAGACCGGTTCGACCTGACTGATACCGGCCATTTGACTGTTGAAGTTTAATTCGAAAATAGCCATGATTATAGATCTCGGAAAGGTTGCCGTTACCGCAGAAGGCAACTGGAAAAACAACAAAAGCTACGAGGCGCTCGTTTGCGTGGTGAACGACGCCGAGACCGGGGGCGATGGCTGCGGGTACATCTCCCTGAAACCTAACATCGGTGTCCGCCCCGGGACTGATCCGCTGACCTGGCAGAAGGCGGTGGAGGCCGGAGCGAGCATCTATGAGCTGTGCGTGAAGCACGGAACCTTCGAGGGGACTGAGGCCGAGTTCGTGGCCGCGTATAATGCTGCCGTGCAGGCTGCGGTGGATGCCGCAAGAGACGCTGCCGCTGCCGAGAGGGAAATCGAAGCCGCAGAGCGCTTGCGCGTGGAGGCCGAGCAAGGCCGTGACGAAGCCGAAGGGCGGCGCGTGGAGGCTGAGCAAGGCCGTGACGAAGCCGAAGGGCAGCGTGTAACCAACGAGCAAGGAAGGCAGGAGGCCGAGGAGGGGCGCAGTACCACCTTTGCGAGACAATCGCGCCAGATGGCTGCCGCCCTGGAACTTGCCGACGAGAAGACGGCGGATGCGAACGAAGCTGCTCAGGCCGCAAACGAAGCGGCTCAGGCTGCAGAGGCTGCTGCGGAGACTACCGCCCAGATGAACGCCGGACTCATCGGACTGAAGGTCGAGGACGGGGAACTGATCCTCGTGCAGAATGCCGAGACCGGAACCGTTACCGGAGGTGAAATCGACAGCAACGGAATGGTGAATATCACCTTTGAAGTTTAACAATCAAATCCAATACAACTATGCCTGGAACAACCGCACAAATTTCACTGGGTCCGGTTCCCCACAACAGGGAAAACTGGGTTTCCGGAATGACATGCAAAAAGAACGGTATCGTTTTCCACAACGGTAGTTCTTTCGTGGCTCTGGTGGACAATCCGTCCACGGAGCCGACTTTCACCTACAACGCCACTACTGGCGAATACACCTGCTCGACGGGCTGGGGCCTGCTGGCCGTTGGTGCCGGGGCCGAAGTCGTTGCCGATCTTGCTTCCGTCATGACGCTGCTCGGCTATCGTGCCGCCCAGGGCAGCATCGTAATGGTTGCCGGAGAAACTGGTAAATACGTGAAGTGTTCGACCCGTCAGGCGACCACGAACGAGAACTTCAATATCAGCGAGCCGTTCGACGTGGAAGCCTGCGCCGAGCTCCTGATCAAGACCGGCTACAACCCGAGCGATAACGCCCACGCCGCCCTGGATATTTCCGTCATCTCGCTGTATGAGGAGATCGAGAGGCAGAGAGTGGTTCAGAAGAAAGACGGGAACAACGCCCCGTTGTACTATGTCGTCGTAGTGGATCCCGAGACCGGACAGGAGACCGTGACCACTGACGAGACTACGACGGACACCGGTTATCCCGTGTACGTGAACGAGACATACACCGAGCACCGTTATCTGCCGAACAACGAGGATCGCTTCGTGCAGATCCCGGATTCGGGTTACTACGTAGCCAACATTCCGCAGGCTTGCAAGTGTGTGGTCTCGTACAAGCCCGGCGTGACGGATATGACTATCGTCGTCATGAAGCACGGCGCCCTGGCCAACCTGACTTCGCAGATCTTCGGCATCTACGAACACCGGACTATGGCTGAGGCCGTGGCTCAGCTGGCGGAGAGACTGGACGCCCTGGAGGGTGGACTTGGGAAACTGGGGAACGCGACGGCCGGCCGGCTGGATGTCTCCGAGATTACGAAGTGCAACGCTCCGCTCGTGCTGATCGGCAACGGTGCGCCGAATGCCAACACGCCGCCTCTGAACTGGCCCGCCGACCTTCCCTGGGACGGCATCCCGTACTTCAAGGGCGAGCTCTACGTGAATGTCGACGCCGCGAGCGGTGGCCTGTACTATGCAAAGGCAGCGACGGCTGTCGGTGACTGGATTAACGCTTAAAAACACGATTCGCTATGATTAAATACTACGAAACTGAGGCGGAATACGCCGCCGATGCAAAGAGCGCCTTCGAGAGCCAGATTTCGCTCGTGGGCGAGAGCAACGAAGTGAAGTTCGACGGCCGTAACGTGATTGTGGGCATCAAGTCCGCGAAGACCGGATCGGTGGCCGTGCTGGATGGAAACAGCGCCCTGCATTTCGTGGCGCCGAAGACATTCAATTCGGCAAGCTTCATGAGCAACTACACCGTGGTCGGCGTGGTGGCCATTGGTGTGGACCACCCCGACTACAGGGGCAAAATCGCCATCCTAAGAAAGACTTTCACCAGCAAGGCGTGGTCGTATATCTACAGCTTCAAGCTGACAGGGTACACACTCGACGGCACCGACCGGACCGGTGTGCTGTCCATCTATGAGGCCAGCAACAGCTGGGCTGCGAAGGTGGACTACACCGTCGCTTACAACGCGAGCACGCTCGACGAACTGGTGGCTGATCTGAACACGTTCTTCAGGGACACCACGAACACGGTGTTCCAGACGCAAGACTGGGTGGCCGTGAAGAATGGCGAGGACGTGAATCTCGTCCTCCATCTGACGAACGCCGCGCAGCGAAACAACTCCGGCAAGACCGGCTTCGCTCTGACGGCGAATCTGCTGCCCGAGATTGCGGCCAACGCAACGATGCTGAGAAGGAACGGAAACCGTGGCGCCGACGGCACGATCACGAACTGGGACAAGGCCATCTCCTACTTCTCCGCCGACCTTAACAACGCCAGCTACAACCCCACGAGCGCGGTAACGAGCCCGAAGCGAGAGACGCCGATCTGCAAGCCAGGCTACCTGGGTACGAGCCAGTATTCCGGAGGCGACCAGTGCGCGGCTCTGAGGGCCATCTACGGCGACGGCGAAGCCGGCTGGAAAAAGTTCATGGAGAGCTTTCTGCCTGTCCGGCCTACGGAGTACGGCATCGTCGGAGACAAGGAGTCGTACGGCGACAGCGCGAGGAACACCGCGATTATGGGGCCGAAGACTTTCACGAAGCAGGACGGCACGGTAGTGGCCGCTTTCCCTGCTGCTGCTGACTGCTACAACACGACGTTCAGCCACGAGGCGATGGGCAAGGGCAAATGGGTGCTGCCGGATATGGACACCGTCTTCAGCATCATGAAGATGATCCACTACGGCACGAACGCGAGCAAGAAGTCCGACCCTATCAACGAGGCGCTGGAGGCGATCGGAGGCACTGCGCTGCCTAATAGCTCCAACGTTTGGTCGTCGTCGCGGTGCAACACGAGCTACGCTTGGTACAGCTTCGGCAGCTTCGGTTTCGCGGGCGGCGGCGGCGTGGGCAGCTCGCGCCTGGCGCTTCCCCTCCTGCTTTTGGATGCCGCGTAAGCGCAATCTTTTTCTTTTGACTTTGGGCGGGCTGCTCCGTCGGCCCGCCCTTTCTTTTCAGAACAATGGCAAGAAGCGAATTTTTCAAACCAGCCGGGCTGCCGGGCGAGAAGCCGGTGCCGAGCATCCTCGTGGATGCCGAGAAGTTGTACGGCCTGCTGTTGCGTGCCGAACTGATGATGAACGCCGTCAACCGGAGGCGATATGCGGACCGGGCCATCGTGCAGATCCAGGACGTGATCGCCGAGTTCGTGCTGGCGTATGACTTCGAGGATGACAGGCTGTACCATCTCAAGAGGATGTGGGCAAAGATCACGGTCTTCGTGCGGACGATGCGTGCCGCGTGCGACAAGGATGTGAACGCGATATCGATACAGCCGAAGTATGAGAAGATGAAGCCCGACACGATGGTGCTGGAGATATTCAACACTATCGCCAGCATGGAGGAGGGAGCGGATGCCTGGAAGAAAAGCGTCATGAAGGCGGAGAAGATGAAACGAGAAAGCGAGAACAAGGGCACGACCGGCAGCAGAGGCTGGAACCGGCAGACACCCGAAGAATAAAGGGGACAGCACTTGCGGAGAAGGCTCCGCCAGTTAAGGACTGGAGGCCCTGAAGGGTCGGTCAGTCAAGCCTGTCTCAGAAGCTCCAACGTTTGGTCGTCGTCGCGGTACAACACGAACAACGCTTGGTACAGCAACGGCAACTTCGGTTACGCGAACAACAACAACGTGAACAACACGAACCTGGCGCTTCCCCTCCTGAATTATTCTACAAGGAAAAATGGATCTGAGAACCATCAAGAGCGACTACGAAGGCTGCGTTTCGAACAAGAGGCGCAGCCCGGACAGCGTTCACTTCAGCATGCACCTCGAGAGGGATATCGTGCGGACGCTGGATGACTTCAACGACCGAACCCTTGTTCCGCTTCTTTATGCGTTCGTAGCGCCGAGACCAAGGCCGCGCGAGGTGATCGCGTGCCTGATGCCCGGCAAGATTATCCAGTACCACTTCGACAGGCTCGTAAGGCCGGAGGTCGAGAGGAGGCTGACCGACCGCACGTTCAACAACCGCGTCGGCTATGGGCCGGACGTGTGCATCGAGAGCCTGATGCGGGACATTCGGAAGGTGTCGAAGAACGGCACCAGGGACTGCTGGATAATAACGAGAGATATTCAGGGCTACTTCCCGTCGAGCGACCTCGACAGGAGTTACGCCCACTACCGGAAGCTCATCGAGGAGGTGTGGCCGGAGAGTGAGGAGCGCGACGACCTGCTGTATATCCTGATGAGGGTCAACTACAGCTACCCGGCCGATAACGTGGTGCTGATCTCGCCGAGGGAGAAATGGAGCCCTATCGTGGCGTCGGGAAAGAGCGTCATCTATAACTGCGAGAACGGGAAGGGCGCTTGCCTGGGCAACCAGTTTTGGCAGGTGGAGAAGAACTACGACCTGAACGACTTCGACCACTGGCAGGTGGACGAGTGCGGGATGTGCTACAACCGTTTCGTGGATGACATGGCCTGGGTGGTCGACAACCTGGAGGCCGGCCTTGCGCACGTCGCTCTGAGCGAGCGGAAGCTGTGGGAGGACTACGGCTATCGGATGCACCCGAAAAAGAGATACCAGCAGCACTATTCGAAGGGCGGCGAGTTTATCAGCACGTGGTTCCGTGGCGATAGGGTGTACGTCGGCAATAGGGTTGTGAGGCACTGCGAGGAAGCGATACGGAAGTGGAACCGCCTCGCCTCCCCTGCCATGCTGGGGCATTTCCTGTCGTCGGTGAACAGCTACTTCGGAATGATGAAACACCGGAACGCGTACCGGATCATCCGGAGGCTGGCGGAGATGGTCTCGCCGGAGTGGGGCCGATACTGCCACTACGATGACGAGAGGAGGTGCTTCGTGGCCAACGAAGGGTACGGCCACAACGAGATACTGATGCGGAAATACAACTTCAAACTTCATAAAACAAAAGGCAATGGAAAAAGAACAAATCAACGAACTGGAGTCCCGGAAGCTGGAGCTTCAGGCACGAATCGCAGAGAGCGACCGCGCCGCGCTGGATTACATCAAGGCGTCGGCAGGATTCAAGCGGGCATACCCGCAGTATGCTGAAGACTACGCCGCGGCGAAGGAAGAACTGGACGAGGCCGAGGAGGAGATTATCGAAATCAAGAAAGACTGGAGCTTCCACATCGGTGAGTGGGTGGTCGCTGGTCAGGAGATCTACTACAACGGCAAGGTGTACGTCGTCCTCCAGGATCACCGCCTGCAGGAGGACTGGAAGCCGTCGGAGGTGCCGGCGTTGTACCGTCTGAAGGAGGATCCGGCGGACGAGTGGCCGGAATGGGTGCAGCCCACCGGGGCGCACGATGCATACGCCAAAGGCGCGAAGGTGACTTTCGAAGGCGAGCACTATGTCTCGCTGATCGACGCGAACGTGTACAGCCCTGCGGCCTACCCGGCCGGATGGCAAAAACAGTAAGGCGATGTACGATATCATCTTCATAAGTACCGGGCCGATGTTCAGGGTCGCTGTCGTGGTCATGCTGCTGGTGCTGCTGGCCATGATCATCGACCTTGGCGCCGGCTTGTATAAGGCAAAGCAACGGGGAGAGTACAGGACGAGCGAGGCACTGAAGCGGAGCCTGTCGAAGTTCATCTCCTACGAGGGTGGCCTGATGATCGCCTGCATCGCGGACCTGTTCGTCCACCTGTGCAAGTTCTACCAGCTTGTCGGGGTCAACCTGCTCGAGGGCGTGCCGGTGGTCACGCTGCTGGTGGGGCTGTTCCTGCTCGTAGTCGAGTTCATGAGCGTGAGGGAGAAGGCGGACCAGAAAACGAAGAAGCAGCAGCAGGAGGCGGCGGAGTTGCTGGGAAAGCTGCTGACGAAGGAGGATCTCGCCGAGTTCTTCAAGTATGTGGCCGCAAAAAATTCCGCCCAGGAGGCGGAAGGAGGCAAGTGATGGCACGGGCGGACATTCTTTGGCCATTCATCAAAAGCTGGGAGGGCGGCTTCGCCGACCACCCGAACGACAAGGGAGGCCCGACTAATATGGGAGTGACAATCGGAACGTGGAAGAGCCAGGGCTACGACAAGGACGGTGACGGAGATATCGACGTCGACGACCTGAGGCTGATCACCGAGGCCGACGCGAGGAACATTTTCGTCGCCAACTTTTGGAGGCGCTGGCAGGGCGCGAAGATAGCCGACCAGAGCGTGGCGAACATGCTGGTCGACTGGGTGTGGTGCAGCGGCAAGAATGGCATCGTCATCCCCCAGCGGATGCTGGGCGTGGCGGTGGACGGGATTGTCGGGCCGAAGACACTCGCCGCGCTGAATGCGCAGGACCAGCGGGCGTTCTTCGATCGGCTGAAGAAGGAGCGGGCCGACTTCCTGGAAAGGATCTGCGTCGTAAAGCCGTCGCAGCGTGTGTTCCTGAAAGGATGGCTCCGGAGGCTGGACGGGATCCGCTACGGTAGCCTGGTGCTGAATGTCGTGTCGAGATACGAGAAAATCAAAACGTTCTGAGTATGGAGTACGACGAAAAGCTGATGCGAAGCATAGCCCTTGCAATGCTTGCAGCGCTGGTCGCTATTATGGCCGGCATCGCTGCCGGATTCTTTGTCGGCAGAAGCTGCAGCCGGATGCCGGAGCCGACCGCCGAGGTCGTCCGTGATACGGTGTACTTGGAAAAATGGATCCGGGACACGATAGTCGTGACGAAGACCGAGGCTGCGGGAGAAGTGGTCGCCGTTCTACCGGTGGCCACCGAGGTCCCGCAGCCTCCCTCGGTGGACCGGGACACGACAGCGGTCGCTGAGGCTGAGCCTATCCAGGAGCAGCAGGCCGGAGATGACAGCGCAGCGGTGGTTGTCCCCATCGAGAGAAAGACCTTCGAGGGCGAATACTATATCGCCACTGTGGAAGGGTATCGGCCCTCGCTCGTCAGCATAGACATCCGTCAGCCGTATATGGTCGTGAAAGAGACGCAGACGGTGACGAAGCGGAAATGGTGGAGCGTGACGATAGGCCCGCAGGTGGGGTATGGCTTCACTCCGGCAGGCTGGCAACCTTATGCCGGGATAGGGGCGACGATAGGTTTTTCTTTCTGAAAAATATCGCTATCTTTGCCGTCGGATTATCAACAAGGATCCCGTGCGTGTGAGCCTGGCCGGAGCAGCTTCCGACCGGGCTTTTTTCGTAGATTTTCATCAGATTGACAAACGGTTGACAAAAATGCGGATGGCGTTGAACCATCCGCACTGATTTACACCGACTTGCGAGTCGGGGTATGTGCCCCGGGCGGGGACTGACCGCCGTGCAATGGAGAAAGCCGCCAGGGAGCGCAGGAGGCCGAAATCGGCGATTCGTGCAATCGTGGCTGGGAAATGGTGGCTCGGCGAGGATTGCAGGGTCGTGCATAGTTTTTCACTACTTTCCAAACAGGTTGACAAACGGTTGACAAAAATTTCAGTACCTTTGTCAACGAACAACGCATTTTTGGGATGGCTAAGATAACGGCCTCGCTCTCGTCGAAGGTGGACGGGCGAGGCAAATCGGAAATTCTGCTCCGCTTCGTAGGGGGCAGGGATCATATTTTCAGACTTCATAGCAGGCTGTTTGTCCCTCCGGCGAGATGGAAGGACGGCGCCGTCGTTATACCGCGCGTCGAGACCGACGAGCAGAAGGATCTGAAGAAGACGCGGGACCGACTGAAGGATCTGCAGGCATGGCTGCTGAACGAGTTCGACAGGGCGAGCAGCAGGGATATGTCGAGGGTGTGGATGCAGGAGGCCGTCGAGCGGTTCCACCACCCGGAACTGGGAGGGAGCGGCCGGGGGTCGTTCTTTCCTATCTTCCGGGAGTTCGTGAAGGCTAAGAAGGGCACGGTCAGCGTGTCGAGGATGAAGCGCTACGAGGTGACGAGGCGGAGCCTGGAACGGTGGGAGAAGGTGCGCCGGAGGCGCCTCGTGCTGGACGGGTTCACGAAGGAGGATGTGGCGGAGTTCGAGCAGTTCCTGCTGGACGAGCACGGGCTGGTCGACAAGAAGAAGTGGCGGGAGATGTACGGGAAGATGCCGAAGAAGGTGCTGCCGAAGGAGCGGAGCCGGAATACACTGCTCGACTACACCGGAGTGCTGCGGGCGTTCTTCCACTGGGCGAGGAACGAGGGGAAGACGACGAGCGACCCCTTTGCCGGGTATAGCATCGGGGATGGGCTGTACGGGACGCCGTACTATATCACGATCGAGGAACGCGAGAGGCTGTACGAGACGGATCTGAGGGACCGGCCGGAACTGGCCGCGCAGAGGGACGTCTTCGTCTTCCAGTGCCTGGTGGGGTGCCGTGTGGGCGACCTCGTGAAGTTCAGGAAGGGCGATATCGTGGACGGGGTGCTCGAGTACATACCGCACAAGACGAAGGAGGAGACGCCGCGGACGGTGCGGGTACCGCTGAGCGAGACGGCGAAGGAGATCGTGGCGAGATATGCCGGATTCAGGGGCGAGAAGCTGCTGCCGTTCATCAGTCCGCAGAAATACAACGAGGCGATAAAGAGGGCGTTCACCGCCGCCGGCATCACGAGGATGGTGGCCGTGCTGGATCCGCTGACGAGGGAGGAGGTGAAGCGGCCGCTGAACGAGATTGCGAGCAGCCACCTTGCGAGGCGCACGTTCATCGGGAACCTCTATAAGCAGGTCAAGGATCCGAACCTTATCGGCAGCATGAGTGGCCACTCTGAGGGGTCGAGGGCGTTTGCGAGGTACCGGGATATCGACGACGAGATGAAAAGCGATATCGTGCAGCTGCTGGAAGGAAAGAAGGGCGGTAAATAAATTTGGCGGTTTCGGTAAATCCGTTTACCTTTGTGTGCGAGTTGATCTGACCATCAAATCCAAAATGCGAGTGGGGCTGGCTGCGCCGTGAGGCGTGGCCAGTCTTTTTTATGCACCGAATATCCAGCCGCGACCGGTGAGGAGCCAGTCGGCCGAGATGCCGTACTGGAGGACGAGGACGGCGAACCACTCCGGGCGGATGATGTGGCGGGAGTGATCTGCGGCCTGCTTGTCGAAGTTGCGCCGGTCAGTGCCGAGTTCACGGCAGAGGCGCGACTGGTTTGTCTTGCCGAGCATCCGGAGCTCGTCGTAGGCCTGGAAAAAGCGGTCGGTCGGTGTGTCAGTGGCCATAGGATAGCTTCATAAAAGAGTCAAGGAGTTCGAGGGAGGTGTGGCCGATGGTCCGGCCGTCACGCTCGTAGAAGAAGACGACCGTCTTGTCGCGTCCATCGATGCCGACAAATGCGCTGAAGCCGGTGCGGGTGCACAGGTCCGGATGCTCGTCGGAGAAGCGTACGAGGTCGCGGAGGGCGCGGGCTGTCTCGGCGTAGGTCTCGTAATACGCCGCGTCGTGATCCGGCTGGAGACGGAGGGAGTTCAGGGCCTCGAAGGGCGAATAAAGGGGGCGAGGCTCGCTCGCTGAATGAACGACGATAGTGCTGGCCGGATAGTGGGCGCGAAGGTAGCGCTCGGCATCCCTGGAAGGACTGGAGCAGGCGGCGAGGAGAAAGAGCGCCGAGAGGATTACTGCCGCTTTGCCCATGCCTCGACGAGTGTTTTAATGATCGACTGCTGATCCTTGATCGTGGCCGAGAGGTCGGAAATCATCTGAACGAGTTCGGCAGGCACGAAAATGCCGTTTTCAGGACATTTGCCAGGGTTGGTAAAGGATTTACCGTCCGAGGGGTCGTTCGTCGAAATTTGGGGCGTTTCCTGCCCTTCCTGGGGCGATATCATCATCTCGTCCGAATTGCCTGTGAGGAAAGCGACGTTTATACGGGGGTCGAGGGCTGCGATGCGTGCCGGAAGATCTTTCGGCATCTTCTTTTTGCCGTTGATATACTGAGATAGCACGGTAACGTTTCCGTAGCCCAGTTCCTGGGCGATCTCTGCCTGCGTCTTCTTCGTTTGGCCCATCAAAAAGCGAAGGACGAGCCGGGCCCTTTCTGCGAGTGTCAAAACCATAATGCGAAAAATATCGGTAATTTTTTTACCAAACGTTTGCAAATGTCAGGTAAACGCTTTACCTTTGTTTGCAGAATTTGTGACCGCCGGTAAAAATTCCTTTTACAAAGGTAAAGCAAATTCGGCAACTGAACAATAGCAAATATTTGTAACAAACGCATTTTGGTCATGGAAACAATCTACTTAGTTAGGTCTCGCTGCCTGGGGGACAACAGTATTATTATCACCGGAGCCTTCCGCAGCTATGAGTCCGCGGTCGCGGAGAGGGACAGGCTCAATGAGAAGTGGGAAGGATTATTCGTTCACACAATCGACATCACAACCCTTGTTTAATCCGATAGACACACGCACTATGAAAGTCAGAAATCAACTCAACAAAATCAGGATCTCGCGCGAGCGGGCCATCGTCATCGCGATGAACCACAACTGCATCTCCCGCGAAATAGCGGAGCGGTACACCGACTCTGAGCTCAGAGAAGTTCTTCGCCATCTTCGTTTAACTCCTGGATTCTGAGCCATGAAAAAAAACTTCAAGACGCAGGCGATCGAGGTCGCCGTCAAGATTTGGGGGGCACTCTCCTTTATCGGAATGTTCCTCGTGGAGACGGAGGACGGCAGCTGCAAGCTGCTGCCCTTCTTCCTCCCGTCGGTCGTTTCACTGCTGCTCTGCTGCCGGGTGTTCGAGGTGCTGAGCAAGCGCGGATATTTCCAGGAGAAATGAGCGCGGTCGTGAAAGCGCCGAACAAGTGTCTTCGGTGCCAATGGTACAGCCGGGGGGGGGTATGCCAAAAACCCGACTGGGGCTGGTGCCCGATTCTGAGAAGTAAGTAACGAGCAAACACACACACGCACGATGGAAAATCAACTACAAGCGACATCCCTGGCGGGCCGTAAGGAGTACGTCCGAATCACGTGGACCGACAGGAAGGATCCCAAAATGCATCTCTGCTTTTGGGCTTTCAGCGACGAACAGTTCAGGCAGGGCCTGCGGGAGCAGGGACTGCTCGAAGGCTTTTACAGCGACGAGGTAAAGATCTACTCCGGAGGGGCCGGGCTCTATGGGACGAAGGAGGGGCTCGACCTATACTTCACCGACCTGAAGGAGATCACCGATGCGACGAGGGCCGAGGTTCAGGAGAAGTGCACGCCGCAGGACGTGTATGAGGTGGAGTACTACAACTACGAATGCATGTACGACTGGGACGGCGACCTTCGGGCGCTGGACAGGGTGCTGCACTGGTTCGGGCGCGAGGCCGTGCTGGCCGTGCAGCGCAGGGGGATGAACATGAGCATCGACACCGCGCTTGAGCGGCTGGAGAAAGGGGAATAACTCAAACCACAATACGAGAAATGAACAACGAAACGAAAACGCAAACGACGACGAGAGCCTTCCGGAAGGGACTTTCGGAAGTGAGGGTCAAGGATGTGCCGGCGGTGAAAGCCGAAATCATGGACATCCTGGGGGTGACCACGAAGCAGAGCTTCATCCGCTATGCCGACGGAAAGGTGGCAAACCTGGATGTCGAGAAGGCGAGGAGAATCGAGGCGGTATTCGCCCGGTACGGTATCGAAAACTGCTGGGGCGACTGATCGCTGGAGCCATGACACACGCACGAAAGAAGAAGATCCAGGAGCAGCGGCCGCTACCTACTGACCGGGTGCTGACACGGGCCGAGACGCGGATAGCGTGCGGCTACGTGGACGGTATGATCGGAAAGGAGATTGCGAGCACCTGCGGGGTGTCCTACAATACCGTAGTGAGGCACACCCAGAACATCTACGACAAGGCGGGGATCCGGAGGAGCACGAACGCGCTCGTCGCGTGGTTCCTGGCTACGAATTGCAGCCTCGACCTGAGCGAGTTCAAGCGGAGGCTGGGCGCCGTCATCCTGCTGCTGATAGTGTCCGTGCAGACGGTGTGTGCGGATCTGGACAACAGCCCGCTGCGGAGGTTCCCTTCGAGGAGGGCCGAAGTGCGAAGGGTGGCCGGAAGGAAGACGCGCCGGGAGGATGAAAACGGAACATTCACATTAACCATCTAACAAACACAAACGTATGAAAGAAAATCGATTCAAGACGAACGACCCCAGGAAGATGCTCGGCATGTACCTGGCCGTCGATGCGCGGAAGACCTGGAAGGAAGCCTTTGTCGACGAGGACACAGGGGAGGCGCAGGAGATCGAACGCAGCGAACTGATCATGGAGCGCGGTACGCTGCTGGACGCCGACAACGTCGCAAAGCTCCAGTTCTCGTTCCAGGCGGAGGAGCTGTCGGAGGTCGAGGTGTCCGACGTGCAGCGGAGCGCGAAGCCTATGGGGCCGGGCTGGTTCAAGCCGTGGAAGGTTACCGTCACGCTGGGCACGAAGACGATCGTGCTGCTGCTGTATGCGAGGAGCCTGGAAGGGGCCGTCGCCATCGGTGGCGAGTATGTGGAGCGGAACTACGAAGGGGGCTACACATTCGCTGCGGTGCAGGGTTTCAAGGACTGCATCTTCATCCAGCGCGAGTTCAAGGAGGAGACCGGGGAGGATGTCTTCGGCGGTGAGGTGAAGGAGATCGAGCGGGCGTTCTACCAGGCCGAGGTGTCCGTGATATGGATTTGGGACGAGTGGACGACGGACCGGCTGTTCGTGGTGCTGGCGAAGGACGTCGAGGAGCTTCGCGGACTGGTCGAGGACTGGGTGAGGGACTACGCCAAGAGGGAAAGGAAGCGGATGGAGGAGCAGGACGACACTGACACGGACAGCTACAAGCGCCTCGGATGCGACTTCGAACTGAGCGTAAAGAGCGCCACGAAGATCCCGTGCAACGCCACCGTGCCGATGGAGTTGTCGAAGGACTACTACGAGAGCCTGGAGGAGGAGGCGAAGGAGAAATGAACATCAGGATAAACAGGCTCGAGCTCCACAACTTCAAGGGGATGCTGGGCGACTACGAGGTGAGGCCCGACGGAGGGAACGCACGGATCGAAGGCGAGAACGGTGCCGGAAAGAGCACCGTCTTCGATGCGTTTACGTGGCTGCTGTTCGGGAAGGACCACCAGGGGCAGGACTGGACGAACTTCGACCTGAAACCGATCGACCCTAAGAGCGGTGAGCCGATCCACGGACTGGAACACTGGGTCGAGGCTGAACTGACGATCGACGGTGTGCGGAAGACGCTCCGGAGGGTGGTCACCGAGGACTGGGTGAAGCCGAAGGGCGAGACCGAGCAGGTGCTGAGAGGGCACGCGCAGAAGTTCTTCGTCGACGGTGTGGACACGGCCACGAAGAAGGCGTACGACGCCATCATCCACCAGTGGATCGACGAGGGCGTGTTCAAGATGCTGACGAACCCGCTGTTTTTCATCGACGACCAGTACACCGACTGGAAGACGCGGCGCAAGGCCATCCTCTCGCTGGTCGGTGAGAGCGCGGACAACGGGCTGCAGGAGCGCTTCGCGAATCTGCTGGCCGAGATGCGGGGCGAGCCGATGGAGCAGTTCAAGAAACGGGTGGCCGCTGAGAAGAAGGCGAACAAGGCTGACCTGGCAACCAGCACCGCGAACGTCGCCGCGTTCCGGAGGGCGCTGCCCGAGGAGGTGGACGCCGTGGCGCTGAATGAGGAAATCGGGAAGATAATTTCCGAAAGGGACGAGAAAATTTCCGAGGTGCAGGCAGAAATTTCCAGGATCGACGAAGGAATTTCCGATATCAATGCCGCGAACGAGGCGAAGAAGGCCGATATCGATGCCATTTGGAAGCGCATCTACGCTCTGAGGGCGCGGATGGATAAGCTCATAGCCGACGAGCAGAACGCCGCTCAAAACGTGAACAAGGCGATAAGGGAGCAGGAAGCCGCGGCGCGGGGTGATGTGTCGGATGCGAAGGCGAAGCTGGGCGAACTGGAGCGGAAGGTGCGGAGCGCAGAGGAGACACTCGCAGATCTGAAGAACGAAAGGACCGAGCATGCGCTGGATCTTGCGTCGCTGGGGAAGCGGTATTCAGAGGAGAGGGAGAAGGCCTTCGACGAGGAAGCCGAAGGCGTCTGCCCCACCTGTGGCCAGGCGCTGCCGGAGGAAATGGCCGAGGCGAAGCGCCGGGAGTTCATGGAGGCGCGGAAGGTGGCGCTCGGCAAACTGGCCGACAAGGCCGTGAGGGTGAAGGCGGATATCGCCGACATTGACAAGGTCATCGCCGGAAAGGTGGAACTGCTGGACGGGATGAAGCGCCAGCAGGCGGAGCTTCGGAAGAAGCTGGAGGCGGCAGAGCAGGCGCTGGCCGACCTCGGAGAGGTTGCGCCCGTCGACCTGGGCGTCATCGAGAAGGAGGTCCGGTCAAGCGACGTGTTCAAGAAGATGTACTACGAGGAGCTCGACCTGCAGAGCGAGGCCAGGAATGCCTCTGCGAAGACCGTGAGCACGAAAGACCTCGTGATGAAGCGCAAGGATGCCGAGGAACGGATCGGAATGATCCGAAGGGAGTATGACCGGAAGGTGCAGCCGCTGCGTGACAAGCTGGCTGTGAACGTCGAGCGCGAGCGGGTGCTGAAGATGATCGACGCCGAGGACGAGAAGGTGCGCCGCTTCGCCGACGAGGTGGCGAGACTGGAGCGGCTGGAGTTCCGGGCCGGCGAGTACGTGAAGGAGAGCATCGACGCCCAGGAGGGAGCCATCAACGCGCTGTTCCGGGTGGCGCGGTGGAAGATGTTCGACAAGACGATAGACGGCGGCATCATCGAGATGTGCGAGGTCACCACCGAGAAGGGTGTCCCCTATCGGTCTATGAACGACGCGAAGAAGATCCTCTGCGGCATGGACGTGATCCGGGTATTCAGCGAGCGTTACGACTGCATGGCCCCGATCTTCATCGACAATGCCGAGAGTGTCACGCAGAAGACTTTCGGCACGAAGGCGCAGGTCATCCGGCTGGTCGTCTCCGAGGGTTCCGACCTGATAATGTACAACGAATAAAAACCGAGTCCGTATGAGCCTGCGAGAAATGGCGGAAGCGTTCCCCGATATGTGCGTCACGATCCGGCTGGGCGACCTGATGGAGGCCAACGAGGCGCTGGTCAGGAAGGTCCGGGAGGAGGTCGAGGCGGAGACTATGGAGCGCGAAAGGGTATGGGGCTGCAAGCTGATACCGAAGGCCGAGGTCAAGGCGATGCTCGACGTGTGCGACACCACGCTTTGGCGCTGGGAGAACGAATACGATTATCTGAAGCCCGTCCGCTTCGGTGGAAAGACTTTCTACCGGGAGCCGGATATCAACGCGATTATCGAGGCCCATACGGACGGAGGCGAGAAAAAACCACAAACGCATTAAATCATAACAAAATGGGACAAAACAATCAACCGCAGGTGGCCGTGGCCACCGTCCAGAAGGCTGGCTCCGAACTGGCCAGCTTCGTAGAGTACAAGAACCGCCTCACGCAGAGCGTGCTGAACAAGATCGGCGAGCTCAGGAAGGGAGGCATCACCGTTCCGGTGGGATATTCCGCCGACAACCAGATCTACCTGGCGTTCCTGAAGCTGACGGGGATGCAGGCGAAGAACGGCAAGCCGATGCTGTCGCAGGTGACGCCGCAGAGCGTGGCGAACGCCCTGCTGAACATGTGCATCAAGGGGCTGAGCATGGAGAAGGGGCAGTGCACCTTCATCCAGTACGGGAACGAGGTGCAGCTGCAGCAGGAATATCACGGGACGATAGCGCTGGCGAAGCGCTACGGCGCCGGAGACCCGCAGGCGCAGGTGATCTACGCGGACGACGTGTTCGAGTATGAGATCAACCCCACGACCGGAAAGAAGCGGGTGCTGAAGCACGTGCAGAAGCTGGCAAACATCGATAACGACAAGATTGTCGGGGCGTGGTGCCTGGTTCCGTATGAAGGTCGCCCGGACCTGGATCCGAAGGTCGAGATCATGACGATGAAGGAAATCAAGCGGAGCTGGATGCAGGGACCGACGAAGGGCGAGAGCCCCGCGCACCGGAACTTCCCCCAGGAAATGGCAAAGAAGACCGTCATCGGAAGGGCTTGCAAGCTGTTCATATCGACGAGCGACGACGCCGGAGTGTACGACAACTCCCAGCCGCCGGAGTGGCAGGAGACGCACGTCGAAGGCGAGGCGAAGGCCAATGCTCAGGAAGCCGTGTTCACCGAGATGCCGCAGGCCGCACCGACAGCAGAGGCTGTGCAGGAGGCGGTGGAGCATCCCGAGATGCTGGACGAGGAGACCGGGGAGGTGAAGGAGCAGCCGGAGGATTTGAGGCCGAAGCCCGAGGAGCAGCGGAAGCAGATGCCGCAGCCGCAGATGCAGCCGAGGCAGGCTCCGAAGCCGCAGGCGCAGGCCGCAGGGATGGCCGGAGGCGAACCAACGCTGGGCGATGACTTCTTCAAGGTATAGGACATGAAGCTCACCGTACTATCGAGCGGAAGCGCCGGCAACGGCTACGTTCTCGAGGGCAGAAACTCCGCACTCCTGATCGAGTGCGGGGTATCGCCCGAGAGGATGATCCAGGCCACGGACTTCCCGCTGTCGAAGCTGGCGGCATGCCTGGTCAGCCACGAGCACGGAGACCATGCCGCCTACGTGGCGCGATACCAGTCGCTGGGGCTGATGGTCTATGCGAGTGAGGGGACGTTCAGGGCGCTGGGCGGCAAGGCTGCGTTCCCGGCGAGGGGCGGAAACTTTCTGAGGCCGATGACAGTGCGCCGCTTTGGCGAGTGGGTGGTCAAGCCCTTCGACGTGGTGCACGATGCCGAGGAGCCGCTGGGATTCATTATTGAACACCCGGAACTGGGCAGGATGCTGTTCGTCACGGACACGAAATACGTGAAGTACGGCTTTCGGAAAGAGAGGCTCGACCATATACTGGTGGAGGCTAACTACAGCGACGAGGTGCTGGACGAGAACGTGGTCGGGGGATTGATCGACGGCAAGAGGGCGGCGCGGGTGAGGGACACCCACCTGTCGCTGCGTGCCGCATGCGAACTGGCGCAGGCGAATGAGACGCCGGCCCTGAAGACGGTCGTCATGATACACTTGTCAAGCCAGAACAGCCGGGTCGTGGAATTTGCCGAGAGGATGCGCAAGGCGGTCTTCCTGGCCGATGTCTACGTGGCCAGGGCTGGACTGACTATCGAACTGAATAACGACGTAATATAGCGAGGAAACGATGAAAGAAGGCGGCAACTATTTTCCGCACGACTACGGCGCGAGGAACGACCCGAAGCTGGTCGAACTGCAGATGGAGATGGGGGGCCAGGGGCTGGCCATTTGGTGGTGCCTGGTCGAGATGATCTACGAGAACGGGGGTTACTATCCGAGGAACTTCAAGTCGATTGCATTCAGCCTGCACTGGGCGACCGCGGACGAGGTCCAGAAGGTGGTCGAGGGGTTCGAGCTGTTCCAGTGGGACGACGAGAAGTTCTGGAACAACTCGGCGCTGGGGCGGATCGAGAAGCGTAAGAAGATCTCGGAAATCAAGGCCGGTGCCGGCAGGCGAGGAGGACTTCAGAAAGCTGCCAACCGCGCTAACAGTGATAGCGACCAGGATAGCACGCCCGTAGCAGATGCTAAGCATTTGCTTGACGGATGCTTAGCAGACGGTGTAGCAGTGCCAGCGCCAAATAAAGAAATAAATAATCAAATAAATCAAAGAAATTTCTCTATACCGCCGACCGCGGCGGAGAGAAAGAGACTTTTTGAAATTTTCTTTTTTGAGAATTTTAGAAACCCCACCCGCGAGGTCGGGAGGTTTGTCGACCACTATGCCGCGAGGGGATGGATCTTCAGCGACGGAAAGCCGGTCGTAGATATGTTCGCAGCAGCGAAGAACTGGAAGCCCGAGGACGGGCTGAAGAACCGCTATCCGGGCGAGTTTATATCGTGGTACAAGATGGTCGTGAACGGCGCGAACGGACGGTTTGAGGGCCGGCCGTGGATGGTGCAGGATCTTGTGCTCGTACAGGTGCACAACCGATGCCTGGATCTGACATACAAGACGCGCGGCGAGTGTGCCGCCGTGAAGGAGTTCGTGCAGGGGAACAGCCTCGACGCCGGATGGGAAATCAAATGGAATTGGCGGAACGAATAGGAGGACGGAAATGATGGACGAGATACTTAAACGGATGACCGGCACGAAGGTGCTGGCGGTGGTCGGGGAGATAGGCCGCGAGAAGGAGGAGGCGCACCGCTTCCCTACCCACGCGCTGTTCATTGAACTGAAGAACAGGACGAAGCTGCCGGAGGCGGATCTTCTGGAAGTGCTGGAAGACCTGGAGGCGCGGGAGATTATCGAGACCGGCCGGACGCTGAATGATACTTTCATAGCGCTGAGACAATGAGCGACCAGGTAAATGCGATCCTGACCGCGAAGGACGTGGAAGGGATCCGGGAACGTCTGAGAAAGATACAAGCCCTCTCGAAGGGCGGAAACAGGGTGCATGAGCAGTGCCGCATGGTGGCTCAGACCCTGAGCAAGGGCCAGCGGAAGGTGGCCCGCATGGAAAGGAAAGATCAACAATCAAAAATCACACGCAACGATGTCTGAAGAAATCAACAAAAAAGAGGCCCCGGCCAAGGAGCCGGAGACCATCGAGAAGTGGCTGCGAGGCCGTCTCGACGAGATGGCGAACACCGACCCGGTGTTTGCCGAGAAGCTGGATGCACCCAACAAGTCCGTGGAGGAGTGCCTGAAGTATATCCAGGGTGAGGTTTATCACAAGTATATCCAGGGCAAGCAGCACGGCTCGAGCGCCGTGGGGATGCCGAGCCGCGAGGAGGTGTTCGGCTGGGCGGTCCACTACTATGACGAGGAGAAAGTCGAGATCCGGAAACTGCCGGCCGGGACCGCCGTGTCGGCGGAGGCTCCCAAGCTGTCGAAGGCGGAGCTCGAGAAACTGAAGAAGCAGGCCGAGGAGAACGCGCTGAAGCGCTACGAGGAGGAGGAGCGGAAGAAGATCGAGGAACGGGAGAAGGCCCGCAAGAAAGCGGAGGCCGAGAAGAAGAAGGCCGAGCGGGAGAAGAAGGAAGCCGAGCGGAAAGCCGCCGGCGAGATGTCTCTTTTTGACCTCATGAGCCTATGAAACCGCGGACGAAGATAGAGAAGCAGTTCGCAGAGTGGGCCGGGAAGCTGCCGCCGCTGGACGAGAGGCGCAAGGAATGGGCGAAGCGGCTGTTCAAGCCGCAGGCCCTGTACTATTCCAGGAGGGGGAACAACTGCGAATTTTGGTGCCAGTGCTGCGGCCACATCGAGCCGACGCTGGGCAAGTGGCTGCTGACTGACTGCGGCATCGAAAATTGGGAGTGCCCGGCATGCGGCGCAGACTGCGAGGTGCTGCCTCAATACAGTGGAGGGTTCGGACATAACTACAACCCGAGGACGAGGCAATACAGCAAGGCGCCGAGCAACGTGCGCCTCGTGACGCTGGTGACCACGTTCAAGGGGGTACAGGTGTTCAGGACTTTCGAAGTAACGCGGCACAACTCGCGTCGGGAGAACGACGAGCGCGGAAGATGGAGGACAAACCCGACCGAATATCTCTACGAGGAAGTATTTCAGAACTGGGTGCTCGAGAGCGGAAGGGAGATCATTACGTCGAGGGGCTACGGCCGGAGCTTCTCCGGCTTCCAGTGGCACTATGGCAGCGACTGGGGTGTCAACCACCATAACGGCCACTGCGGAGGGCAGTACGTGTTCGAGGATGTCTACGAGGTCGCCGATAACTTCTTCTTCCCGGGGAAGCGGCTACTGCCCGTACTAAGGCGGAACGGGATGTCGACGCGGTTCATCGGATTGCGCGGCGTGGATCCGGCGAAGATGGCCGTGCGGCTCCTGACCGACAACCGCTTCGAGGAGGTGGTCAAGCTGGGGCAGCTTCCGCTGGCGTGGTTTTTCCTGGAGCAGCCCGCAGGACTGGTGAACGGCGTCATCCATGCGATCAGGATCTGCAGCAGGATGGGGTACAAGGTCCAGGATGCAAGAGCGTGGGTCGACTACGTTGACGACCTGGAGTTCCTGGGACTGGACACGCACAGCCCACACTATCTCTGCCCGAAGGATCTATACAAGGCGCACGAGAGGACGACGCGGAGGCGCGAGCGCATCGAGGAGCGCCGGAGGGAGGAGGAACGAGCCCGAGAGGCGAAGAAGTGGGAGGAGCGCTACGCCGTGGCGAAGGCTCCGTTCCTGGGTATCGTCTTCGGGGATGATGCCGTCACGATATCGGTGCTGCAGACGGTGGAAGACGTGAGGCTGGAAGGGAAAGCGATGCACCACTGCGTCTTTGCAAACGGCTATTACAAGCACCACGACCGCGTCCTGCTGAGTGCGAAGGATATGGAGGGCAACCGGCTGGAGACGATCGAAATCGGGCTGGATCCGTTCAAGGTGCTGCAATCGAGAGGGCTGCAGAACCGGCTCACCGAAAAGCACGACCAGATCGTGGCCCTGTGCAACGCGAATATGAATCTTTTCCGCAGGGCGGTGCCCCGGATGACGGTGCCGCTTCATCTTGTCGGAGAGAACGCGAATTTTTATAGAGACTAACAACCCAATCACAAAACACTATGATACGCATTTTTATTGTTGAGCCTATGACTGGCGAACTCCTGACGGCCAAGGAGTGGAAAGAAAAGGCCGGAAAAGATGTAAAGAACGCCGAGCACATTGTTATCGTCCCCGAGGATGGTACTCCAGCTTTCATGATCCCCAAAAAGACACTGGGCGAATTTCCCTGGAAGGAGGCGAAGAAGAAAGTTGCGGAGGAACTATTCAGGCTGGAAGGCGAGGAGGTTCCGGAAAGCCGCGGAGGGCTGCCGACGCGGAAGCAGTTCATAGACATCCGCGACGCACGTAGCTGCGGGCTGGAACAGGTGCTCGAACTTATCGGGGGCGACCAGCTGCTAAAGAACCTCCGGAACGGCGAATGGTTTTGGACCTCCGAGGTATGGATCCCGGCCGGGACGAGTGCGGAAGACTGGTCGTCGTCGCGGTACGACGCGTACTACGCTTGGTTCAGCTACGGCAGCTTCGGTTACGCGAACTACGGCAACTACGTGGGCAACACGAACCTGGCGCTTCCCCTCCTGCTTTACGATTTCCGCGAAGCGAATGTTTAATCTTTTTTTCTTTGGCCGAGGGCTGTGTCTCTGACCAGCCCCGGCCTTTTGAAGCGAAAAAGACGCAGAAGATGAAAGGGCCGTATCGACAGCCACGCCCTGGCGAGGTGTTCTGGCTGTTTAGAGATAAGCTGCACTACATTGGTGTCGCTGAAAGCCGAGAGGACAGGGTTCATGTGTTTTGGGCCTGGAATAAGTGGAAGCGCCGCCGCTGGTACAAAACCATGCCGGATTGGGATTTGGAAATGGCGTGGGAGTATATGAGAAAAACAAGCAAAAAAGTATGAAAAGACTACGAAACGCAGTTGCCAATATGCGTAAATGGCAAAAGGAGTATTTCAAGACCAAGACGAAGGAGGCTCTGAACCAGTCGAAGAAGTATGAACGCGAGGTCGACAAGCTGCTGGCCGAATATGGTGAGCGGAGCCTGTTCACCGAAGATGAGCGAGACATCGATACGCTTTTTGAGGCATGGCAGAAGGAGTGGGAGGAGGCAGGACGCCCGCCGCTTACCTGGGCGACCGTCGATTATATGGTCTACAAAGCGTTCAAGATGGGGACCGAGTTTAAGCTGCCGGAGTGGCATACTGCGGCGTTCAGCCAAATTGGTGGCTATATTGTCATGACGAAACTCGGCCCGATGTACACTGACCATGTGGAGATGGGGCAGAAATTTCTGAGGATCAACGAACTATTTCTTTGCCCAGGCTATGATAAAAAAGACTAACACGATGACGCGAGACGCGTATCTCGACCTGCTGGCCAGGCAGGAAGGAGAGAAGAAACGAAAGCGAAGGACCGACCACGCAGAGAGTGACCTGCAGCGCTCCTGCGTGAGCTGGTTCAGGATGCAATACCCGGCCGACGCGCTGATGCTGTTTGCGGTTCCCAATGGTGGGGGCCGCTCGGTCGTAGAAGCGGGAATCATGAAGGCGGAGGGCGTGACCGCCGGCGTGGCTGACCTGCTGCTGCTGGAGGCCCGGGGCGGCTGGGGGTGTCTCTGCATCGAGATGAAGACACGGAAGAAGTGGAGTCGTCAGAGGGAGAGTCAGAAGGCGTGGCAGGAGGCTGCCGAGAGGGCCGGAAACCGCTACGTGGTCTGCAGATCTTTCGAGGAGTTCTGCTCGACGGTGGCCGACTATATGGCCCTCCCCCGGTGTTCGAGGGTGGTCGTGAAGGGGTCCGAACTGCTGGACATGATTGGGGCCGCGAAGGCCAAAACGAACAAGAAATAGGGAAAATCGCACGAAAAAGGTCCGTTTTGGAACGTTTTTGCGGCGAATTGTTACGCGAAAGTGCGTATCTGATACGCGGTTAACGAAAATTCATATAACTTTGTAAACGTCAAAACACTTGTAAGCATGGACAATAACACGTTTCGGAAGTGGATATCCTGGAAGAAGGAGCAAGCCCGGAAGGATCTTGCGGGCGATGAACTGGACGAGCAGGGCCGGAAAAGCTGCGAGTCGGCTCTAAAGTGGCTCGAGGAGGCCGAGCGGATGGCGAGGTACACCGCCGGGCCAGCGTTCCGGAGGTTCAGGAAGGACTACGAGCGGAGACTGGCACGGGTGGGGCCGGAAAGGCTGGCCATCTATGAGGCGGAGGGGGCGGCGCTGAAGTGACACACGCAGAAAGATGGAACCACACGTACGACATATCTCTGAGCGCGAGTTCGCGGAAAACCTGGACCGGCATCTTCGGAAGCTGGCCCAGGCGATTGCTTTTAGCGGGCTGAGCCTGTCGGAGATCGCGAAGGGTACGAGGATGAAGTGGGACACCGTCTACGCCGCGAGCCAGAGCAGGCCCGTGAGGATGGAGAACGCGGAAAGGATCCGCTATTTCCTGAAAGTATATCGAGAATCAAATACAAAGAACGATGAAAAAGAGCGACCTACAAATCCCGCTGGCAAGGCTCCAGCTTAATGCCGGCCAGCTGTCTTGGCTGCCGAAGAACCCGCGGCAGTGGACGAAGAAGCAGATGGCGAAGATGATTGCTTCGCTCGACGAGGATCCCGACTTCATGGAAGACCGCCCTCCGCTGGTCGTGCCGCTGGCGATGGAGGTGGAAGGGTCGGAGGACTTCGTCGTTTTTGCGGGAAACGAACGCACCCAGGGCGAGAAGGAACGGAAGAAGGTCACGGAGCTTCGGTGCGTGGTCTATGTCCCGGAGACCGAGGAGGACTGCGAGACGATAATCCGGAGGGCGTGGAAGGACAACGGCCACTACGCCGACTTCGACTGGGACATCACCGCTAACGAGTGGGACGAATACGTCGACAAGCTGGATGACTGGGGCATCCCGATTCCGAGTTCCTGGAGCAAGGAGACGAACCGGCTGTCGGAACTGAAGTTCGACACGCCGTACTACCAGCCAATCCGGAAGCCGGAGATCAAGCTGCTGGACTGCGTGAACCTGGAGAAGTTCGAGGCGAAGGTGAAGGCGCTGGACGAGTATGACCTGACCGAGGAACAGAAGGCGGTTCTGAAGCTATTCGCTTACCGGTTCATTAAGATCGACTTCGAGAACGTGGCCAACTACTACGCGTTCAATGCGAGCGAGGAGGAGAAGAAAGCCATCGAGCGGCTGCGGCTGGTGCTGACCGACGGGACGCTGAAGGGGTTTGTCGAGGACGAACTGCTCAATATCATGAACCTGACGCCACTGGACGAGGTGGAGGAACGCGAGGAGGGTTCCGAGGAATGATACGGAGCGACGACCTGGTGCCGGTGTTCATACCGAGTTACCACCGGCCAGACAACGTGAAGACGGCGAAATACTTCGTCCGGCAGGGATGGGATCCGAAGAAGATCTACGTCGTCATCGACACCGAGGCCGACGACAGGGCCGAATACGAGGCCAACTGCAGGGTGCTGGGTGTCAACCTTCGGATATTCGACATCGAGGAGGGACGGCGGCGCTTCGACTTCGTGCACCGAGCCAGCGTGAGCAGGAGGGCTGCGGGGCTGGCGAGGAACTGCTTCTACGAGATTGCGGAGGCCGAGGGCATCGACTTCTATTGCGTAATAGATGACGACACGCGCGACTATCAGGTCCGGCCTACCGGGAAGTATATCCGCCAGGCCAACGGCGAGGACATCGCGGCAGTGTTCTCCGGTATCAGGGACTGGATGCGGAAGCGGCATATCGGATGCTGGGGACTGAGTCAGACGGGCGACCTGTACGACCGCTACTACAAGCTGATCCGGCGGAAGGTGATGAACACAACGTTCTACGACACGCGGTTCATATACCGGGGGGAGCGTGGCGTGCAGGATGACGATACGAGCCAGTTCGTGGGGATAATGAACGAGGGGTACTTCACCGGTTCGATGGGGTCGGGGCTGATTCTGAGCCAGACCCCTTCGGCTACAAGCAGGGGGGGGCTCACCGACCTTTATCACGAGTGCAAGCTGCTGAACAAGGCGCTCGTCACGCCGATACAGTTCCCGTCCTGCATAAGGGCCGAGAAGCAGATGCGGAACGGAGGGAGGCTGCACCACCGGATCCAGTACCGCTACCTCTACCCTTGCCTGCTGAGAGGCGAGCGCGACAACATCGCCTGGGATGCGTACCCGGAGGACGGGAAGTTCACCAACGAGCCGAAGCGGAAGGAGGAAGGGCGCGATGAATGACGAGAACCTGGTACGGAATGAGGAACGAACTCCGAGCGAGCGCCGAGAACTGGCGTCGAAGGCCGGCAGGGCGAGCGGAGCAGCCCGGAGGAAGAAGCGCGACCTGAAGGGCGTCATCAAGATGCTGCTCGATGGGGAGATCACGAACAAGAAGGGCGAGACGGCCACGCGGCGCGAAGTGATGGCAATCTCATTGATCGACAACGCGATGCGGGGGAACGTGAAGGCGGCGAAGCTGGTGGCCGAGCTGTCCGGGGAGGTGCCCGACAAGAAGATCGAGGCCGCGTTGGCAATGTCCGGAGGCAAGAAGAAGGGCAACCGTCCCGTAGTGATCCAATTCGTGGATGCAGGCGACGATGGCTGTGGTCAAGATAAATAAGAAATTCGAGCCGCTGTTTAGGCCGATTCCTGGGGTGCGCTACTACATCGTGACTGGTGGGCGTGCTCCGGGAAAATCTTTTGCCGTGGCAACGGCCGTGAATCACCGGACCTACGACAGCAGCCATAACGTGCTGTTCACCCGCTATTCGATGGTCAGTGCCGATATCTCGATCATCCCGGAGTTTACTGAAAAGATGGAGATCTGCGGGAACCGGTCCGACTTTGACACGGCCAGGGACGAGATCGAGAATCTGATTAGCGGCAGCACGATCTACTTCAAGGGCATCCTTCAGAGCCGGAAGAATAACGATGCGAGGCTGAAGTCCGTGCAGGACGTGGCGCTGTGGGTGCTGGATGAGGCGCAGGAACTGACGGACGAGAAGCAGTTCGACATTATCGACTTCAGCATCCGTACGAAGGGGGCGAAGTGCGAGGTGTGGCTAGTGCTGAACCCTACGGACGTGAATCACTGGATATACAGGCGGTTCTTCAAGGAGATGGGCGTCGCCGATGACTTCAACGGAGTCGTGGGCGATGTCTGCTATATCCACACGACATACCTGGAGAACCTGGAGAACTTGGACGAGACGTTTATCGCTCAGGCCGAGAAGATGAAGGCGAAGAACTACGAGAAATATAAGAACGTCTTCCTCGGGTACTGGGAGCGGTTCAGTGCCGGCGTGATCTTCCAGAAGTGGGTGCAGAGCATGGAGGCCGAGAGGATGACGAGACGGGGCGACTGCTGGTATGGCATCGACTGGGGCTTCAGCAACGACCCCACGGCCATCGTGCGGATATGGAGGGACGCGGACACGGAGGTCGTGTACTTGTGCCAGGTATGCTACAAGCGCGGGCTGCTGATCGCCCAGATAGCTGATATCCTCCGCGCGGACATGGAGGTCTGCGGGAGCAGCGCGAGCCTGATCTACTGCGACCCCGCGAGGCCGGAACACATCGCGGAGCTTCGGAGGGTATACAACCTGGACGCGGTGCCGGCTGTGAACAAGGACAAGCCCGGACGGGTGGACTGGGTGAAGGGCTGCGACATCGTGTTTTGGGGTGATGACATCGAGGAGGAGCGGAGCACGTATTCGTATCTCCCCTCGCCCGTGGATCCGGAGCAGTTCACGAACGTGCCGCAGGACGGTGGCGACCACCTGATGGATGCCGCGAACTACGGCGTTTGGACGCATTTGCATCGACTGGGTGTGCCGAACTCCCTGGGGCAGTCGTGATGCAATCGGGAAAAGATGGAGAGCGCAAAGCGGTGCGGATTAGGGAGAAAGCCCCATATTTGTTTGCAAATCGATTTTCGTTACGACTATGGTTTGGATATCCAAGAAGAATTTGGCGGCCCTGGAGCAGGAAAGGGCCGAGCTTGCCGAGCAGGTCAAGGGGTACTATGAGAACAGCGAAGGCGGGGACAATGTGAACCGCTACTTCAAGGCGATTGCCGCCCAGCTGCAGGGGTTCGACATTCCGAGCGCGTTCGGCGCTCTGAACCGGAACAAACTGAAACTATGCTACGAGACGTGCGGCCCGGTGTTCGGCATCGTGAACAAGATTGCGAAGGCTGTGGGTGACATGTTCCCGTACCTGGAACTGCAGGAAAGGAAGACCGGGAAATACGTCGAATCGCACTGGGTGCTGGATCTGCTGGCGAAACCGAATGACAGGTACAGCACGCGGCGCTTCGGCTTCTCGTGGGCGGTGAACCGGCTCGTCTATGGGGATGCGTTCACGTACACGCCTCCTGGAATCGGGAAGAACTACGGCGAATGCACGGAGATGTATCTGATACCAGGCCAGAAGGTGGGCGTGAAGAAAGGCGGCTACAAAAAGCCGATGGAGGGCATCGAGGTGACTGGCGGCGGAGAGACTGATATCATCAAAACGGAGGAGTTTTTCGAGAGTTTCAACTATAACCTGGACGATACAAGCTTCTACGGCTACAGCCCTCTGCTGGCGGCGGCCTTGTATCTGAGCATCATCGACCGAGGTATGAAGCGCGAGGACACCAGCCTGAAGAACGGAGGCGTTGCGAACATCGTCAGCCCCGCGAAGGACAACATGGGCGTGATGCCGAAGGATGCGGACACCGTGGAGGAGAAGTTCAACAAGAAGGACAACACCGGGAAGACCGTCGCCGTGCGGATCCCGATCGAGGTGCACCAGCTGGGCAACGCCCCGGTGGATCTGAACATCCTCGAAAGCCACAAGGAGGCCGTCACCGCCCTGTGCTTCGTCTACGACATCCCCGTGGATCTCTACTACGGGCAGGCCAAGTATGAGAATCAGAAGGAGGCCAAGAAGGCGCTCTACGAGAACAACGCGATACCGATGGCCAACGAGTTCGCGGCGGATCTGCTGAACCACTTCGACCTGGCGAAGGAGTACACGCTGACGGTGAACACCGACCGGGTGGATGTGCTGAAGGATGACGCCGCCGACGTGCTGGACAACCTGGCGAAGATGCACGCCACGCTGAACGAGATGCGGGAGGCGTACGGCTATGAGCCGATCGATGAGGACTGGGCGAACAAGCCGATCTTCAGCATGGCCACGATGTTCGGAGCCGAGCAGTTCGACCTCCAGGAGCCGACCGAATAGGATGCCGGGCAAGAGACGCATATCGACCGCCGAGAGGCGCCACCAAGATTACCTTCGCCGTAACGGGCTGAAGGTTTCTTCGGTTTATGGCAAGAGGTTGGCGAAGGCGAGGCGCGGAGAGCTGCGCCGAGTGCTGGACCTCTGCGAGGAGGTGGGGAGCATCGAGCAGGTGCCGGACGTGCTGGACGGTGCGCTGAACGAGAGCGGCTACCTGCTGGACTGGTGGCAGGGGCTGTGGACTTCCGCCGGGGTGCCGATGGCGAAGGCTACGGCGCAGGATCTGAGGCAGGCGAAGGCTGCTGCCGAGACGGATATTTGGCTGGCCACGCTCCGGAGGTATGCGACAGCGAGGGCTGGAAGCAACATCGTGATAGTGTCGGGTACGTGGAAGACGAGCCTCGTGAACCTGGCCCGCAGCCTGATGGAGGAGGATCTGACGGCGGGCATCGAGAAGCTGACGAAGAAGATCTACAAGCGCTATTGTGCGACGCTGGAAAAGTGGCAGGTCCGGAGGATTGCGCAGACGGAGGCGATGATCGGGATGGCTGAAGCCGCCGACACCGCCGCGAAGACGCTGGACGTCGGTTTCACGAAGCAATGGTGCATCAGCGGACTGGGGAACACTCGCCCGAGCCATGAACTGGTGGACGGCGTGGAGGTGGACGAGAATGAGCCGTTTTCGCTGCCAGGGGGCTTTCTGATGTACCCGCACGACACGAGCATGGGGGCTGACGCGAGCGAAATCATCAACTGCGCTTGCGCTTGTATCCGGCGCCCGAAATAGGTGTCTGCCAAAAAGTTGGAGAGCAGGCCGCGTATCTGATACGCAATCGCCGATTATCTTTGTGTGCAAATCAGTGCACACGATGAAAAGAACACCGTTCAAATTTGAGTTGAAGGGAGGCCCGGCTGAATGGCTGGAGAGCAAGTTCAGCCTGGCAAACCTGGAGGTGAAGGAGGCCGCGCCGGAAGGCGGGGCCATTCTGCATATCAAGGCCTACGCACTGGCGTTCGGCAACGTGGACGCCTGGGGCGACATCATTGAGGCCGGAGCGTGCGACGACTTCCTGAAGTCCGCGGATGCAGACCGGATGGCGCTCTGCTGGCAGCATGACCGCTCGACCGTGATCGGCAAGATCACCGCGAAGGGGGTGGATGACTACGGCATGTGGATCGAGGCCGACATCCTGCCGACGACCGCCGGCAACGATGCTGCGATACTACTGAAGTCCGGCGCCGTGAAAGAGTTCAGCATCGGCTACAGGGCGACGAAATACCGCTGGGAGAAGCGCGAGGGCTATGACTATGACATCCGCGTGATCGAGGCCCTGACGGTCTATGAATGCAGCCCCGTGACGATTGCAGCCAACCCGGCTGCGATTGTGGTTTCCGCCAAGAGCCTGGGACATGAGGCCGAGGCCCCGAAGGAGGAGAAGAAAGACAACACATCACACCAAAACAAACCGAATATGACACCTGAAGAGATCAAAGCGATGCGCGAGAGCATCGAAAAAGCTGCTGCCGAGAAAGCGGCCGCAGAGCTCAAGGCCAAGATCGACGAGATCAAGGTCCAGCAGGAGACGATCGACGCTCAGGAAAAGAGCATCGACAATCTCGACAAGTCCATGAAGGCACTCAAGGCGAAGATGGACGACCTCGAAAAGCAGAAGACCATCACCGACTTCAAGAGCGCGTTCCGCGTCGCCCTGGAGGAGAAGAAGGATGAAATCAAGGCCGCGTTCGACGACAAGAAGGCGAACTTCAGCCTCGAACTGGAACTGAAGACCGTCTACGACATCAGCACCGGCACGACGACCATCAACCCGAACAACCGTCTGAGCGTGGCCGACGATCCGAAGATCTACGCCGCTGTCCCGGTGGCCAACGCCTTCCTGGTGGCCTTCGGCATCCGCCCGAGAACCGCCAACAAGCTTGGCTGGATTGAGTCCACCCAGCAGAACGGCGCGGACTATGTGGCCGAGCTTGCCCAGAACACCAACAAGAGTGACGTTTCGTTCGTCGAGAAGTCCCGCCAGTTCGGCAAGATCGCGCACACGATGCGCATCTCGACTGAGTTCGAGGACTGGTTCGAGCAGCTGTACAACTACTGCGTGAACGAGGGTGTCCGTATGATCAGCGCCAAGCTGGACAACGAGATCTACGCAGGTCTCGGCAACGACACCGCCAACGCTGGCACCGGCGCGTCTCCGAACAAGATCTACGGCCTGAAGCACTACGCCACCGAGTTCAGCGCTCTGGGCACTTACCAGGATGCCACCGTCGCCGACGTGCTGTTCGACGCCGCCATGCAGATTGCGAAGGATGGCTTCAACGCCAATGTCGCGTTCGTCACCTGGGCAACCTACGCCACGCTCCGCGGCCTGAAGGATGCCAACGGTAACTATATCTTCGACCAGGCCCGCAACCAGCTGGGCAGCCTGAAGATCTACCCGAGCACCCGCCTGTCGAGCGGCGAGGCCCTCGTGGCCGATACCACCGTGGTCGAGATCTATGCCGGCAACGGCTATGAACTGGAGTTCATCCGCAACGGCCTGTACGACGCCTACGACGTGTACTTCCGCAAGGCCGCTCAGGTCAAGGTGGCAACGCCGAACCTGAAGGGCCTGCGCTACATCGCCGCGCTGGCTACGAGCCAGGCTGCAATCAATGTGGCTGGCCCCATGACGAAGATTGCCGGAACCGTGGACACCACGAAGGGCGCTATCAAGACCGACGAGGTCGAATAAGCAGCCTCGGACCAAAACCCTAACCAAGACCGCCTGCGGCTGTTCCCCTGTGAGCCGCCGCAGGCTTTCTTAAACCCCAAACCGAAGAAGACGATGACGAAACTTACGATACTGAATGTCGAGCAGCAGATCCCGCTGTCGCTGCTGGAGGAGTTCAAGCAATACGCCAGCATGCCGGACTCGAGCCGTGATGCCGTGCTGCGAGGGCTGCTTCAGAGCGCTATCCTGAGAGTGCAGGAGTATGGGGATAAGGCGCTACTGAAGTGCAAGGCAAGGCAGATTTCGGAAATGACGGAATCGGGCGTTATACGGCTTTATCTCGGCGGGGGTGATGTGGAAGACGTCAAGGACACGATCTACGGAATTAGCGTGCCTTACGATGCCTTGCCGGGCGGCAAATTGAGAATCCTCGCAGCGTGCTCCGGTGTCGAGGTGACATTCGAGACAAAGCCCGAGCCCGGCGAGCTGGAGAGGGCAAAGGCCACCGTGCTGAGATATGCGACGGCGCTGTTCGACGGTGACAACACGGAAGTTCTAAACTCGATACTTAACGAGGTGCTATGACGTGGAAGGGAAGACTACGGGAGGCGAAGGGGGCGCGGAGGTATAACGACCGCGTCACCCTGGTGCGCTACCCTGCCGTGGAGGACGAGTTCGGGCACGTGCGGTTCGGTGATCCCGTGAAGGTGCTGGACGTATTCGCGGAGGTCCGGCAGATGAGCGCCACGAAGACCATGCTCACCTTCCAGCAGGCCGACGTGGTGGGCGTGGATCTCGAATTTCGGAAGCCGGCGAAGGAGTTCAACGGCGCCGTTTGGAGAGGCCATGCGATACACTTCCCCACCCCGGAGATACTGGATGACCGGGGCCGGGTCGTAAAGATCTCCGGCTGGTACCAGGTGGATGCCCCCGCGATGGAGCCGATGCCGGAGCCTGAAACCACGAGCGCGGCGCAGGCCGTGGTCGACCAGATGCTGGGGGACTGATGGACGAGAGGAACGGATATATCACACTCGAGGGACTGGACCAGGTCCTGAAGGCCTTCGACAAGGCTGACAAGGATGTCTGCAGGGCTGCCATGAAAGGGCTGGCAAGAGGGGGCATGAATATCATCGCGGATGCTCAGATCAATCTGAGAGAAAACGGGTCGTGGGTGTCCGGCTATCTCGCAAGTAGCGGCCGGGCGATTTTCAGGGGACACAATTACGACCAGCATGAAGGGAGGGCGCTCGAGAGTCAATGCGAGCGTGTGGAAAGCAGGGACGACACGACGCTTGACGTCGGGTTCTTTGACACAACTAACAAGGGGAGCGGCTACGCCCTGTACGTGGAGTACGGGAGGCGGGCCGGAAAGTTCCCGCCGCTGGACGAACTGGTACAGTGGGCGAGGAAGAAGTTCACGCTGAAGGAGAAGGACGCGAAGTCGGTGGGCTTCCTGATCGCGCGGAAGATTGCGAAGAAAGGAAGCAAGCCCCACCCGTTCTTCCAGCCTGCGGTAAAGAAGAACGAGCAGAGCATACTCCGGGCTGTCCGGGATGCGGTGCGCAAAAAGACGAAATAAATGAGCCTACTCAGCAGAATAATCGGACGGCTGTTCGAGAAAGCACCGAGATACCACACGAGCGCCTACGGAGCCCTTCGGGCGTCCGTGGTGTCGTGTCTGAAGGCGGCCGGGATGAAGGTCGGAGGAACGGCCGGATATCCGAGGGTCGAGGTGCACACGATAACTGAGAACCAGCGGCTCGACAAGGAGGGAGCCGTGCGCTCGCTGTCTCTGACGATAGAGAGCATCAGCGACAGCAGCATGGTCGCCTCGTCCGAGATGAACGAGGCGGCGATGGAGGCCCTGACGGTCGAGGGGGCGCTGAGCATGGGCGAAGGCTGGTCGGTGCTGGATGTGGTGCCAGACCAGCTGCAGGAACTGCCCGAGGTGAGCGATAGCGCGAAGATCCTGTACAGGACGCTGCAAGGGTATGACATCACGGTCGAGAGGCTGAAGGGCGAGGAGGAGAGCGAGCCGGAAAACGAGAACGAAACCAACGTAGAAAACAATTCATAAACACACTTAAAACCTTACGATCATGGCAAAAGCAGGTAGAAAAGTCAAGGCGTATGTTGGCGCAACCGCGAACAACTCCACGACGTACACGTGGCTGACCGGCGAGCAGTCGAACAGCCTGAACAAGACGCAGGCCCAGCTGGAGGTGACCGACAAGTCGAGCGCCTGGCAGAAATTCGAGGCCGGAATCAAGGGGGCGACCGCGGAGATCACGGTCTTCGTGGACAACACCGACACCCAGCAGAAGGAGCTTCTGAAATCGCTGCACAACGGTCAGAAAGTGCCCATCTTCATCGGTGAACTGTCGAACGATGCGCCGTCCGATGGCGACACGTTCATGGCGCTGGTCACCGCTATCTCCGATACGAACGAGGTGGGCGGCGTAGCCACCCGAAACGTTTCCCTGGTGGCCGACGGCGAAGTGACGCATCTTCCGGCACTGACTTAATCCGGGGCGAGTATGATTCCGGTACGTAAAAGCGTCGTTTTGAATGAGGGAGGGGCAGCAGTTGATCTGCTGCTCACTCCCCATTTATACAGCTTCAAGGAGCGGTTCGGGATAGACTTCAGCGCCGACCTGAAGAATAACAGGGAGGTGATGGAGAACTACGCCGACGTGGCGTTCCTGGGGGCCGTCAACGCGTGGGTGCTGGACGGCAAGGGAACGACGGACGACTTCCCGTGGACGAGGGGCGACTTCCATGCCTGGGCGGCATCGTGCCCGGCTGCTTTCGGAAAGTTCGTTGCGTTCGCGGTGTCGGCGCTGACCGGGAAGACGGCGAAGGAACTGGCGGAGGAAAAGGACGGATCCGCTAAGAAGAAGGACGAGGCGAAGGAGGAGGACGAGGACGGTAAAAAAAAACGTACGACCTGGATTGGCCGACTATTGAAACGTTTCTCGTAGGCGATTTGGGGCTGAACGAGCGCGAGGCAGCCCTTTGTACTATGCGCGAATACCTGTTGCGACTGGACGGGTTTACAAGGGCGGCACGAAGGGAAATGGAGGGCAGAAGATGGGAGGCGTGGCGACTGCTGATGCCGTACTACAAGAAAGGCCAGGAGCCGAGGACGCCGCAGGCGTTCTACAGGTTTGAATGGGAGGAGCCGGACGAGGATGATATGCCGGCACCCGAAGATTGCAAGGTCACCGAGGAGCAAGCCGCGGAACTGAACAGGATCGTAGCGATGCACCTCGAAAGGATAAATCGAAAAGATGGGTAAAATCGGCGACCTGTTTGTTCGCTTAGGTCTGAAGAAAAGCGACTATTCGAAGGGCCTGAAAGAGGCCAAGACCGAGGCCAAGAGCTTCGGTTCGCAGCTGGGCACCATCCTCAAAGGGGTGGCTGCTGGCTTTGGTGTTGCAACGGTGGCCGTGGGGGTCATGACGAAGGCGCTGGGGTCGCTAGCGCGGCAGAACAACACGCTGAGCGATACCTGGAACCAGACCGTCGCCAGCATGAAAGCCGCGTGGGACAGCTTCAAGACCGACGTGGTGAATACCGATTTCACTGGCGTGGTGGAGAGGGCTCGGAATGCCGCAGCAGCGGCTGCCGAATACTACAACGCGAAAGACTGGGATTTCGAGGTCGAGAACGCGAACCGGATAATCGTGGCCGAGATGTCCACGGAGATCGAAGCGCTGCAGGAGATAGCGCGGGACCAGACCAAGAGCAACAAGGAGCGGATGGATGCCATCAACAAGATCCTTGAGAAGACCGCCCCGGTGTATGCGAACACGATTGCGCAGAACGCGATAACCGCAGAGGCGAGCCTGAACCAGTTCATCTCGAACGCTACTGGGCAGGCTGCTGAGACCATTACGAAGGAGGCGCGGGATGCGTGGCTCGATTATATCAAATGGCAGGGGCAGGTGGTGAACCGCAGCGCAGTGGATGCTGCGGACGCACTGCAGAAGGCCCAGCGGATGGCCGATTACTGGAACGACCCGCAGCGATATCAGGCCGCTGGCCAGACTGGCAGCAAGAAGGCCCTGGAGAACGTCGAGAAGCAGCGGGAGGCTGCGGCTGCTGAACTGGCGAAGGCCGAGGCGCTGTTCAAGAAGCTGGGCGGCACGCAGGACTTGTATCAGAAGCGGATCCAGTACAATGACCGGGTAAACGACGAGAAGACCAAGCAGATGGTGGACGACGTCGAGCAGTACCTGCTTTCCCAAGCCGCGCAGCAGCGCGAAAGCCGGAGGCTCACCACCCTACTCCACTCCCTGGAGAACCAGGGAGCCGGAGGAGGCGGCAAGATTGAAGTCCCGGAGATCGACCCGTTCGAGGGGATGGAGGAGAGCGCCCGGAAGATGATCGAGACGTACAAGGGCAACGTGGATCTGCTGGCGAGGCCGATAGTGGATGCCGCAGACCTCGCCGCTGCAGGATGGGAGGAGGCCGGAGAGAAATTCAAGACGACATTCAGCCAGCTGGTCGAGACGACTGACGCGAACGGGGAGACGGTGCAGATGCTCGTCACCCCGATACTGGATAACGGCATCGTGCTGTCGCCGCAGGCTCTGCAGGACTACATCGAGCAGAACCTGAAGGGTGCCGAAGATCTGCTCGACGCCGATAAGCTGGGCATCGTGATTGACCCGAAGGTCGAGGGCGGCGAGGAAGCCACGAAGAACCTGGAAGACCTCCAGGATGCTTACTACGCCGCAGCGCTGGCCGTGGCTGAGTACACGAAGCGGATGAAGGAGGAGCGGGAAGCAGCCGAGGCATCTGCAAAAGCAGAGGCTGAGAAGGCAGCGGCCGCAGAGAAGGCGGCAGAGGCCGAAAGGGCGGCGGCAGAAGCGGCCAAGCAGGCAAAGATAGAGGAGCAGGTCAAGAAGTTCGAGGAGGCCGCAGAACGGTGGAAAGAGGCCGCTATCGATGGATTCTCCGCAGGGTGCCAGGAGATGATGGACCAGCTGTTCGGATTGAAGGAGGTGAACGCCGGCGCGGTGCTGCAGGCCCTGCTGGATCCGATTGCGGACATGGCGATCAAGGAGGGCGAGATACTGGTGGCCGAGGGTATCGGCATCGAGGCGTGCAAGGAGGCACTGGAGAGCCTGAACGGGTATGCGGCAATCGCCGCCGGTACGGCTCTGATCATGATAGGCTCGGCAGCAAAGGCCGGGCTGAAGGCACTCGCAAGCAGTCATGGAGGCTCCAACGCGGACACGCAGAGCTCGTACACGTATTCCGGTGGCAGGGGTGTCGCCGGAATCTCGCAACTGAACAGCGGCCGGATGGAACTGAGCGGGACCGTGACCGTGAAAGGGCAGGATCTGCAGATCGCTCTCGATAACTATAACCGCAACAAGAAAAGGTGACGGATATGGCGTACGGACTTCTGCTATACAAACAAGTTGATACGCCGGCCGGAACGCAGCGGCTGGAGATCTACAAGGACGGGTACGCCGGCTCCGCGATCGAGATCGTGGGCCTGCTTCGTGATGGTCTGAGTATCGGCAAAGACAGCGACAGTCTCACGCAGGCCGTTACGACGAGCGTGCTGACGATTCGTCTGAGAGATTGCGAGGAGGTCGATTTCTCGCAGTTTTTCACGCCGAATAGCACGCTGTTCAAGGTCATTTGGAAAACGAAGGTCGCCAGCAGCTGGGAAACCCGCTGGACCGGCTTCATTACGCCGGATAGCTTTACGGAGAATCTTGCATACAAAGACACGATAACGCTGACGGCGCGGGACAACCTGGGCAGGCTGGATGACTATGACTTTGACCTGTCGCAAGGGCAGCTTGTCTCGGTTCGCAGCCTGCTGACGACGGCGATGTCGCGTGCCGGTGTGGCGATGGGGCTTACGTTCACCACGACAAAGGTGGCGACGGCGCCTGCGACGATTCTTGCCGTAGATGGCCTGGTCAATACGACGCTGCTCCAGGGGATGACTTGGAGAGCGGCAATCGAACTGCTGCTCACCGGCCTCGGAATGACGCTTGCGTGGAATGATGGAAACAGCTTCGAGGTCCGTGATATATCGCAGGCCCCGTCGTCAGACCAGGCCGCGCTGTTCATCGAGCGGTCCGGATATCGGCAGATCCGCCCGGCATGGAAAAACCTCACTATCGAGCAGGACTACGGACTGCGGGATAACTTCTACGAGGGCCAGTTTAGCATTGACGACTGCGGAGGAGCCGCCACGACTACGGTCAATACCTTCACTCCCCCCACTGGGCACCGATGGGTGATGACTGGAAACCTTCCGCTACTGAATCCTTACAACGGCATCGATGAGCCATCCGAGAGCATCTTCCCGCTGATCGGCGGCGATGATGACATTAACAACGCGATCACGTATTCGCAACATATCGCCGAGACACGTCGTCCCGTCACGATTGGCATGTCGATAAGCAACTGCTACTGGAAATGGGGCATCCGTGGTGGCGTGATGTGGAATATCAGGCCGTTCCCCGAATCGCACCAGAGCACCCGCCATCTCGATGGCTATACGTTGCGCTTCCGCTTCAATGTCTTTTTGACTTATGGCGGGACGAAATACGTGCTTCGTGACCACTGGGAGGTCTATGATCCGGCGACGATTGAACTGCCGTACATCTCGTTCCTGATGCCGTGGACGAGAGAGGGGACGTCGATGGAAGATGTGAGTATCGGGATCGGAAGCATCCCGGAAGACGGCCTGCTGGAGTTCGTCATCTACAAGCCGCTGATATACCTGTTCAATGGCGATGAGATTCCCGTCACCCCGACGTCCGACTGCTTCGGGCGAATTGCGAATATCTCTTTCACGATTGGAGATGCTTCGTCCGGGAGGCAAAAGCGGGTGGCGATAAACTCTCAGCACAATATACAAAACTCGATTTCCCTTCAGATGGGGCAAGTCCCGCCGCTGCTGGCCGGGCCTCTGCATTTTCTCGGTGGGTTGTACTACACGAACGACGTCCAATCGCCGCTGGAGGGCTTTGCGAGAGCTTCAGGCGGTACGGTGTACGACCTCCTCGAACTTGTTGGGCGGGAATATATCTCGTATCAGAACGACAACTACAATGCGCTTTCGGGTGAGATGATGGCCAGCACGGCGCTGCGCTTCGACAAGGCCATCCTGTTTGATGCGTTGCGGTATCGCATCGTGTGCGCGTCGCTGGATATACTGGGCAATATTCTCAACGTGAATCTGATCCAGCAGGAAGCTGCGTTCGATACCGAGGACTACACGATCGAGACGGTGAGCAACGAGGGTGGAAGCAGCGTTCATACGGGGACGAGCAGCATCGGCCAGGGAAGCGCCGCCTCGCCGGTGAATTACTTCGAGGAGGATGGAGAGGGCGGCATCAAGCTGAAGGACGCCTACGCTGGCCTTTGGGCAAACGGTTGGATGTCGGCCGGCGGGATGAATCCCGGAAGTGGCGGCGGAGGTGGCGGTGTGGATCTCGACCGCGTTTGGGAGTCGCTGACGAACAACACGGACAAGCCAGACGTGAAGATCAATATCGCCCACATCCCGCAGCTGGAGATAAGCAACGTCAACGGGCTGGCCCAGGCCCTGGCGAATGCCGGGGGCGTCCACTCGGTGGTCGGTGAGACTGGGGACGTGACCGTCGCGCAGATTCAGAGCGCACTTGTGAGCAACGGGGCGAAGCTGACCGATACCCTCTATTCCGAAGGAACTGGCATCGGCATCTCGTCTGCGTATGTGATCTCGATAAGCTCGGCGTATCAGACGAAAATCACACACGGCGAAACAGCCTACGGCTGGGGCGACCACTCGGAGGCTGGGTATCTGACAGCCGTACCGAAAGCTGCTGATGGAACGATAGGGGGATTCCAAACCGGATACACCGAAAGCGGGAAAAAGTACGCCGTGAAGATGTCCGGGAACAAGGCCTACGTCGAAGTTCCGTGGCAGAATGATGTCTATACACTGCCGCTGGCCGCAAACGGAACGAGGGGCGGTATCCAGATAGGCTACACTGAGAGCGGGAGAAAATATGCGGTCCAGCTGTCAAGCGAGAAGGCCTATGTCGAAGTCCCCTGGACTGATACCGTGTACACCCATCCGACCTATACTGCAACGACCATCGCCGCAGGGGCAGGAAAGGTGCTGTCGGCAATCACTGTCGA